CGCAGAGTTCCTGCGAGTATTCAAGAAGCTCGGTAACGATTGGCAGAAGTTGTTTCCACAGCAGGAGTGGTTGTAAGCTATGAACAACTTCTGGCCTCATCAGATCTACGGTGTATCCGAAGTGCGGCGGCTCATGGCGGCAGGGCGAAAGCGTATCTGCCTCTGTAGTCCGACCGGCGGCGGAAAGTCGAAGATGATGATTCAGATTGCAGAAGATGCACTAAACGAAGGAAAGCGAGTTCTCCAGCTTGCTTCCCGTCGTTGGCTTCTGGATCAGCTTTACACAGGGCTGACGTGCGATGGTTTTGACGTACGTCAAATGCGTTCCGGCGTGAAGGATGTCGGGCAGCGTGGTTACACATTGGCCAGCATCCCGACACTGACGGCCCGTAACCTGATGCCAGCGGCGGACATTATCCTCGTTGACGAAGCCCACATGAACAAGGCCGACAAAGCGGCTGAACTGCTGAACGAGTATGTTGACCAAGGGGCGACCATAATAGGCGTGACAGCTACGCCGCTTGAGCTGTCGCACCTGTACGAGGATTTGATTCTGGCCGGTTCACGGTCTGATCTGCGAAAGTGCGGAGCACTGGTCCCGGCTCTTGTCTACTCCTGCGGGGAGATGGACACGACCGACATCAAACGAACTGCAACCGGGGAGTATGCTGTCGGGGATATCCGCAAGAAGATCTGGACTCAGGCCATCTACGCCCGAGTCATCGAAGAACACATTAAACTCAATCCCGAACTGCGACCGGCAATTCTCTTTGCCCCCGGAGTGGAAGAATCGGTCTGGTTCGTGGATGAGTACGCCAAACGAGGCATCAGGGCGGCACACATTGACGGCGATGACGTTTATTGTGACGGCATCCGATCAACGAGCAGTCAGGAACGACGAGACGAGATCCTAGCCCAACTGAAGACCGGAGAAATCAGCGTAGTCTGCAACCGCTTCGTTATGCGTGAAGGGCTGGACATCCCGCAGTTATTCCATCTGATTCTGGCGACACCAATCGGTTCGATTCTGTCACACACTCAGATCGTCGGGCGAGTACTCCGCAACCATCCGTCATTGCCGACAAGAGACTTCGGAAACGGAAAGAAACAACCGTATTGCATTGTGCAGGATCATGGCGGCTCATGGTGGCGACATCCTTCACCGAACGCTGACATGGAAGACATCTGGCGTCAGTACTATCGTGCGGGATCTGCCAAAGAGGTGACAGACGAGCGAATGGACGCACTGAGGAACGCTCAGGAAGACAACGGCGATCCATTGACCAAGGAAGTCGGCTACGAGTGCCCCAACTGTCACGCCGTCCAGGACTTCCCGCGTCACGGAAACTGTTATTCGTGCGGCCACGACATGAAGGGCAAACGACGCAGGACCGTAATTCAACGATCCGGCGAACTGAAGGAAGTAACCGGGCTACCAGTCAAACGAGCCAAGCAAGCCAATCTGCCTGACGTGGCAGCAGCATTCGAGCGAGCGTATTGGGCAGCAAAAAGAAAGAAAGCCTCTTTCAGACAGGCGGCTGCATGGATACAGACAGGACACCTGAAGGGATTTGAACATCTCAAGGGTTGTCAGATACCGAAGAATCTTCCGTTCATGCCAGCCAACAGGGCAGACATGAGCCGAATGGTTAATAGCGTCCCAATGGCTGATTTGATCCGCAAGAATGAAGGAGTTGCCAAATGATAGAAGCCAAAAATATACAGGAGCCAGCATTTCCGCGTTTTGTCCCTGAAGGACACTACAACGGAAGCGTAGATTTTGAGGGTATGTCTCTGCGTGACTGGTTTGCCGGGCAGGCACTGGCGGGAGTTTGGGCCGGACGTGAATCTGACTTCGTGAAGATATCGGCACCGACCACCACAGACGTTGCGGTGGCATGTTACGCAATCGCAGACGCAATGATTCAAGCAAGGAGCGGGCATGGACGGCCTACAGGAGAGGCTTGATATCGTTGCCAAGTATTACCTATCCCTCGGGCTGTCCGTTATCCCCATCGGCACCGACAAGAAGCCATTCATTAAGTGGCTGGAACATATCGACAAACCACTGACAAACTGGCGTTTTCCGGGTTGCAATATTGCCCTGCTAACGGGACAGTTTAACAATCTGGTGGTGGCCGACTGTGACAGCGAAGACGCTTACATCGGATGGCTGAAGACGAAGCCACAAACGCCGCTACGGGTGAAAACGAAACGAGGGATGCAGTTTTACTACCGGCATCCGGGACCGGGAGTCTACATCAAGTCAGACGCCCATATCAAAGACCCGTCAGGATTCGAGTACGACGTAAAAGGAGATCGAAGCTATGTCGTTGCACCCCCTTCAGTACGATCCGGTCATCAGTATTCCATCTGTGTCTGTAGCAGCAACATTCGCGGAAAACTTATCCCGTTCAGCGAGTTGCCTGTCTTCAATCCTGAATGGAGACCTGAGCGACCGGCATCCTCCGAAGTTGGTTTGGGAGCATACGCCAACAGTCAAACATCCTCCATTCGAGATGGACTTGCTTACATTGATCGAATCAGACCTGTAACGGTCAAGCAAGGCGGGCAAGGGCGTGACAAGGATGTTTACCGGGCAGCGTGCAAACTGGTCGAATGCGGGATGAGCCAGGCGGAAGTCGGAATGCACATGGAACGATGGAACTCAACACACGTCACGCCGCCGCTTCCACGAACTGAATTACTACACAAGATCAACCGGGCCTTCATGCAGGCCAAATGAGACAAGCATGATAACCAGCCAGATTGATCAGGCCATCGGGCAGCTATTGCTTGACATCGTGTTGCCGATCGAGCTTTCAAACCGAAACGACGGTCAGGGCCATTCATTTTGGCGAACTGTTGCCGAAAAAAAAGTATTCAGTAAGCAACTTTCTTTTTACAAACGCCAGCCATTTAAGATACCTACATTCGTCGCTGTAACACGCATCCTTGGGAAGCGGCAGCAGTTGTGGGACTACAGTTCAGGACTCAGAGGATCATGGAAACAATTAGAAGACACACTGGTCGATGCAGGCTGGTGGTACGATGACGGACCTGAATACATCACCGGAATTATCTTCAGACAAGATTCCGGAAACCGACATAGCGGGCCAGCCGTTCGAATCCAAATCTGGCAGTCAGGAGATCAGCCAGTTAGACCAAAAGCTGACACCATCGCAGTTGCAGGGCGTCAGAAGAGTGCTAAGGTTCCTCGAAAGAGATCGACTCGAAGCAGTAGAAGCAAATCGAAACGTAAACTTCGATAGGCAAAAGGGCATTACCTCCGGAATGGTGATCGCCTACCAAATAGCGTACTCAGCAATCGTTGCTGAGCATCCCCAAGTTCTTAGTGGAGATCCGTTCTAATGGCATCGTTCAATAAAGTGATTCTGATCGGCAACCTGACACGCGACGTTGAGTTGCGTTATCTTGGCAATGGTACAGCAGTCTCTGATGTGTCGCTGGCGGTCAATGAATCGTACAAGAACAAGGAAGGCCAGAAGGTCGAGAATACAGTATTCGTCGAATGCACCCTGTGGGGCAAAACTGCCGAGTTAGCAGGTCAGTATCTCTCCAAGGGTAAACCTGTGATGTTCGAGGGTAAGTTGAAACTCGATCAATGGGATGACAAGGAAACCGGAAAGAAGCGTTCCAAGCTGGGCGTGACAGTTGAAACGATGCAGTTCCTTGGAAGCCCGTCAGGTGGAAAAGATGCACCGCAGGAAGAAGAACGCCCACGGCAGCAGCAGTCGCGACAATCTGCACCGGCAAAGCAGACAACGTTCTATGATAACCAGCTATCTGGTGGCGATGACGTTCCGTTCTGAGATGAGCATCGGTAATTGCATCCGCTAGTCTTTTTGGAGTGCTTTTGTGCAGCAGTTTATCGACGGGTTTATGTTCACGGCTGGAGGAATCGCGGCGATTCTGGTTGTGTTCGCTGTGGCTGCATTCTGTGAGCTGGTTTCCAAGCTTGTGCAGGAATCCGGAAGAAAAGAAATCAGAAACGCGATCGTTGATAATGCGGAAGCCTTGTGTGCCCTGTCAGCGCGGCTAAACGAAGCCAGATCAGAGTATAAATCGAAGTGAAAACAGGAAGGTGCTGCGGTGACACGAGAACAGGCCATCGTTGAATTCGCGAAGCTGGTTATCGAACACGTCCGCGTCGACGGATGCGAACGAAACAGGGCTAATGGTACCGAGATAATGAAGGCTCTGGCGAAGTGCCTGATTGAGGAAAAGCCGCCTCGCCAGAATCAGATTGAAGGGTTGCTGTGATGCTTGGAATATTCGTGATCGGTTTTGTTGTAGGCGGCATCCTTGGATCGGTATTAAGCCTGTTTGTCTGCGACTGCTGTGCGGATGAGTTCGGTGAGTACAAAAGGAATTACAAATACACGTACAGCGATCTGTCGGTGGCGTGGCATGAGGGGCGTGACGGGAAACCGCCAAGGCCTCCAAAGCCTTGCTGAAACCAACAGAGCACTGGTACTCCGATCGCATCGAGAACATTGGGGAAAATCAATGAGGCCAGAAGTCGCAAAGACTCTGATAAGACGACTCGACAACGCTGAGCGGCGACTTCTGGCAACTGCTCCACAACGAAGGGCTGACGCCATTCAGCGATACGGAGAGCCTCTTGTAGCGTGGATGTGGAAGCCGGAACTGACGATGGAGTTCGACAGGATAAAAACCGCGAAAGGCCGGGTGAGACGCTTGTGCGATCACTCCTGCGGTTTCAGCGATCAAGGCTATTGCCGAGCGTGTGAGGCCAATCGGTTGTTCGTTAAGTAACAGAGGTGTGACGCTACCTCTGTTCATTTGGCAAGGGTGGAACGATGCTGGATAAATCATTCCGAACCGTAGCGGTGGAAGTGGATACAACCATCCAGCGGAAGTGCGAAACGTGCTCACTGTGGCAACCAGACGTGGTAAATCCGTGGAATCCGGAGCGGCGTCGGTGCATGTGTGCAGTTCCGGCATCAGTACAGAGGGGTACTAGGTACTCTGGGTACACGCGACAATCCGATGGATCGCATTGCATGTTTTGGAATCCGACAGCAAAAGTAAACGCGGAATAACTGTCCTCTAGTCGCGATTGGAGTGAGGAAATGCTGAAGAATTTGATAGTTGACGGTATCACAGAAAAGCAGAAGGTATTGCTGTCGAAGCACGGAACACCAGCCGGGTTCGCACAATCGTGCTACGATCTGGTTCCCGGCACAATCAGTGTCGAAGAGGCACGAGCGGCGGTCCAAAAGTATCAGTCCGAATGGGACGAGGCAGGAGAGCCAGAATGATTTCAGCATTGGTTGGCCATTTGGCCGGTGATTATCTGGCACAGAACGATTGGATGGCGTTGAACAAAAAACGGTCCAGCTTTCACTGTGCTGTGCATTGTGCAGTCTGGACCGCACTTGTGATGCTGTTTGCTCAGTGGCCTCTGTGGACGGCGTTGCCGTTGTTTGCGTCCCATTTTCTGCAGGACCGGACTCAGATTGTCGCGTGGTACATGGACGCAGTCGGACAGAAGTCTTTCAGGACAGGGCTTTGTGCTCCGTGGTCCGCAATCGTGGTCGATAACGTTTGGCACGTCGTCACGCTGTGGATTCTGTGGAAGATTGTTGGGTACTGAGCAACAGCGGATAACCATACCTCTGTCCCTGAGAAAGTGAATCAATGAAGTATCACGCACCAACAAAGCAGTTTACCGTCTCGCCTGACGCACTGGCGCGAGCATCGTCATCGCTGCTGTACGCAATGGGGCACATTCGCGACATGGCAAAGAAACCGCGAAAGCCGTACAAATCGAACGGAGCATTGACGCCTTGCGACTATGCTTGCAAGGGGATTATTGATGCTGCCAAGGATCTCGGGATTGATCTCGGAGCCGACTGGGGCCATGAGTTGGACCTGACAGAAGAAAAATAGCAGCGGACTCGGAAACCGATCGGCGCATGAAAAAGCCCGATCGATTATGCTTTGCTGGCTTCGATCGGGCTTCGATCATGCGTTCGTGACACGGCTAGTGTAACAAAATCAACAGAGGACAGCACGTCCGATAGGCATAACATAACCAAAGGAACCAAGGATGGTTGCTATATCACAGACAGGTAGCGTCAGGGACTTCCCGGCGTATCTGCACTTCACACCTCGACCAGACCAGCCGGAACGATTCGACGAACAGACGGCGTTCTATGAGAGTAAGGGTGACGGATGCCTCTTCCTTACTGGTGGAAATGGTGCAGGGACTACGAGTTGTCTAATCGCAAAGATTTGCCGATTCGTTCTGGAAACACCGCCGCCACGCCGAGACACCCCGTTTTGGGTAATTGCCGAGACATACGAGCAGATCGGCTCAATGTGGGACGAGAAATTTAACCAGCAAGGCCATCTGCCGCCTGATGTTGTCGACTGGCCGCGTATCCACTGGAACAACCGCAACAACAACCAGCCGTTCCGTGTGCCTCTAAAAAGCCCTCCAGGCCACCCCGGCAAGAACTGGAGCCTTGAATTCAAGTCGTGGCGTCAGGGACGTGGGAAGATGCAGGCACGGTCCCTTGGCGGATTCGGATTCATCGAACAGTTTCCTTGGGGCATTCTGGAAGAAGTGTTACGCGGCTGCCGTGAATACAACTTCCCCGGATCTAAACTGGTCGAGTTCACTCCCGTTGATGCTGACCTGAGTCAGACACTGGAGGAAATGATTGAGAACGGCTACGAGCCAGAGAAGCCTATTGCCGGGCTGAAGTACCTGCCAAAAAACTGGCAAATCTTCCACGCTAACACAATGTGTGCAATGGAGGCTGGACACGTCGATAAGCGGTGGTTTGAAGAGTTCTTCGGCATGGTCCCCGCTGACATGCTGGAAACTCGCATGAAAGGCATGTTCTCGACATACGAGGGCGTCATCTACAAAGACTTCAACGTCGCCACACACTGCATGGGTGACGAGATGTGGGGCCGCATTAAAAGCTGTCGGCATCGCAGAGGGATTGACTGGGGTGCAGGCCCAGAAAACGACTTCGTCTGCAACTGGGGAGCCAAGAACGGACTCGGGCAATGGTTTATCTACGATGAAGAAGTTAGCAACGACCAGAGCAAAACCACAGTCGATCACCTGACGGACGTGTACCACAAATGGGAGTGGCCAGCAGATAACAGTCTTTATGGTCCGACGTACTGTGACCCGTCGTCGCCGGACAATCTGCGGATCGGGATGAAACTGAATCAGTACAATCCCGAAGTAGAAAACCTGTCCATGATGCGTGGCAAGAACAGCGTTCTGGAAGGCATCGAGCACATTCAGTATCTACTCAAGCCGCAGATTCCAGTTCCAGTTCACGACGCAAGAGGAATGCCGGTTATCGACACAGCGACCGGCAAAGTGAAAATAAAACTGGAACCGAAGTTGTTCATTCACAGGACCAACTGCCCCAAACTTGTCCAGCAAATGAAAACCTATCGCTGGCTACGCGGGGCAGATCCATCGGTGAAGGCTGGAAGGAATCCCAAAGACCCACTCAGAGCGCCATTAAAACGCCAAGATCATTCTTGTTTAGTGGGTGACGCGATGATATCAATCGCTGGTGGCCAAAAGATGATTTGCGATATCAAATCTGGCGATTATGTAGTATCGCATTTAGGGCTATCGAAAGTGCTTTCATCACAATGCACTGGGATTCGTCAAATATTTGAAGTCAAATTCAGTGACGGAACAGTTCTTCGCTGCACAGAGGATCATCCAATATGGCAGGACAATCAGTACCGGACTTGCAGGTCATTGATTACATCACAAAAGCAGGAAAGCGATCTCAGTTCGTCATGTTCGAAGGAGTCAAGTACACAAGGTGTCTCGACTCAAAATATCGAACACACAGAGAGTATTTCACCTGCTCGGTCTCTGGATTCAGCAACAGCCTGCACAGGGCGGTGTACGAAAGGTTTGTCGGCAAAATACCTGACGGATTCGAAGTTCACCACAAAGACGGAAACTCATCAAATAACATGCCGAGTAACTTGCAAGCAATCTCGTCGCCAGACCACGCAAAGCTACATGCCGAGTCACTGCCAATCCGATCCTGTATCTGCCCAGCCTGCGGGGTGGAATTCAAGACAAGAGCCATTAAACCGGGGATGTGCAGCAGTCGGTGTAGGAAGTCTCATCGAACTCAAGGAAGATCCTGCGTTATCTGCGGAACCGGATTCACAATTCACGGTTTCGAAAAATCAAAGACATGCAGCAAAGATTGCAACTACAAACTGCGATCACTGCGGCGAGTCGAGATGCACAAAACGAAGAGAAAAGAGGGTAAATACCCAGAGTGCAAGCCTTGCTGCATCTGCGGAAAAATGTCCAGAACTCCAAAGACAAAAACCTGTAGCCGTGAATGTGATTTACGTAACCGTAGTGAGCGTGCATCCGCTCAACATCAGCGAGCACGTCTACAACCTAGCAACTGAAGACGGCACGTATTTCGCAAACGGCATCCTGACAAGCAATTGCGACGCACTTCGTTATTTATGTTTTTCTGACGATTTCATGACAGGTTCAACGATTTCCTCAGCAAAAGCCCATTCAGCTATTACGACCCAGTTAAGCGGTGAGTATCTTCCAGACTCAGGCCGACTGAAAGGCTTTACGACACGACACCGAGAAAGAGGCTAGTTTATGGTTCCTTTGAACTGGATTGCATCACCAATCCTTGCCCAGCGTAATATCGAGATCCATAGCATTGACACGGCTTTTGACGAGGTCAAAGTTGCGACCGTCTACACAGTAACAGACGCAACTGGTAAAATTGGGATATTCAGTATCCCAACCATGACACTTGCCAAAGCAGTTGCTGACGGTGATGCCGCCCACAAGGCACTGCTTGAACGGCACTTCGCAGAGATGGAGTTCTCCGATGGCCAACCCGCTATTCCCGAAGTTCAATCAGAGCCAGCAGGACCAGAAACAGATTCAGGACAGCCTGAAGAAGATCAAAACCCTCTCAACGAAGACGGAGCCACAGAATCGAGTCGCGTTGATGCAGGAGATCCACCGAGTACGTCAGAGACTCCGGGGGAAGAATCAGACACTGGACCGACAACTGAGCCAGTTAGCGAACGACGCCCAAAAGAACGTCGTAAGCGTACACAGCGGAGCAAGGGAAGCAGTCCGGGGGATTCTGGACCTTCTCCAGACAGCGAACAGCCCGTCGACATCCAAGGCTAGGTCTGCACTGGCAAGCACGCTCAAGGCTGGATTGCGTGACATCAGTGGTGATGTTGGCAGGACGGTTGATCTGATCGAACAATTGACGCCTGAGATGTTCGGTGGCAGCAAAACGCCGGAGCAGGCTGGAGGACGGCGGGTAGAGTCAGAACCGACAACCCGCCGGATCGTTCCGTCTGAGCCTCAGACGTGGAACGGAATGCGGCTTGTCTCGAATGATACGGTCGAGATCAGGACGGCTAATTTCAGGGGCCGATACAAGACCGACGATCCGGCAGTCACGGGGCAAATGGTTCCAGTGACAAGTTCAAACGTCCACAGTATCGGGTTTCAGTTCAACCTGAAAGCCCCTGCTAAGTCGACGCTGCTGGTTCGCTATCTTCAGGGCGACAAGCGATCGAAGACGATGGGGCCGTTATACGGCTACGCTGATGTTCATCCGAAGCTATTCGAGCAGTTCCTGCGTGCGTCCAGCAAGGGCGGGTTTGTTTGGGACGAACTGAGAATCAGGGGCACGATTGCCGGGCATCAGTATCGCTACACGTTGCTTCAGGCTGTCGGTGGAAACGTGCCACGCCGGGCAATCCTCGTGAACGGAATCCAGATCCTGAAAAAGCGAGTACGTCAAGCAAAAGATGGCCGCGTCGGGGTTTCTAAGTTGCAAACGGAGGTCAAGGGACCGTATCGTCCTACCAGCAACAGGCCGAATCGAGGCAATCCAGACCGTGGATCACAGAGACCGAACCGAGGCAGGTAATGCAAGTTGTCCAGAAAAGCCATCCGTGGCATACAGAATGCAAATGCTTCGAGACTTGTATCGTCCCGTCTGGAGAACCATTGCCGGAACCATGCTGCATATGGATAGAAGGTGATAGCGGAGAGACAGTGGTATTTCGTCGCGTTGCGAGAAACGATTCTTGCATCTGCAATAAGTGCAAACTGACGCAGGAGCAGCACGCCTATTTTGACAAGATCGGGGCACCGTAATGGCAACGGGACCGAAAGGCGAAAAACATTTGTGCGGAGCATGTGGGCAATGGCACGCCCCGCATCGCCCGGACAACTGCATCCAAGTGCCTATCTGTCACGCCTGCTGGAAGCTACTGCCAATCAATACCCGTGTCTGGGCGTTATCACTCGCCAGCATGACCAGTACAGTGTCTGCATTGGACAACTCGATCCATGAACTGCTTGATGGTGTTGTCGAAGCTATTGCAGCCAGCAAGAAATCTGGAAGCGGCTACGAAGACAACTAATTCTGATGATGGCATTGATTCTGACCGTGTGAGTCATTGACAGGATTTGCCGCATACTTGACAATTCCAATAACTGCCCAATGGATTGGGTGGTTTTGATATTCAAGGCAGGACGCTATGAATAACCTAGTACCCAAGGACGGGGAAAGCCAGCCGGATTTTGCGATCCGGTTTCATCAGTCGCTAATGACTGAGATCCCGAACACTGCTGAAAGGAATCGGCAGTGTTTCGAGGCATGGCGTTCTCATGTTGGCGATGAGCCGGAAGTAGCCGAGGCGAGACGATATCACAAGTCGTCTGAGTTTCTGGAACGGCGTGACATCCCTGTCTTTGAAGAACATGAGATTCCAGCCCGCAAGTCTCGCGATGGTCGCACGATCCCCGCAGTGAAGTACGACCGCAAGGCGTTGGCTTCTATCTGCCGGAACATGAACGAACAGATCGCAGACGTCGGCAAGTTCTGCCCAATCACAAACGGACACACATCAGACAACCGGACTGATCCGGAACCTGAAGTGCTTGGATACACCGGAGCTTATCGCCTCGGAATGATCGGCAACACGAAGCCACGTTATGCAATCTTTGCTGATGAGTACCACCGCAAGGATCGTGACGAACTGCTGAGGGGACGACGCGGGCGATCGGTTGAGGTTCTGCCTCTGCCTGATGTTCACAAGCGATCGTTCTACCCGATTGCTGCACTTGGAGCCGATGAGCCAAGACTGAATCTTCCTCCTGCCAGATACTTCAATCGTCCATCCGAACACGGAGAAGACGTTGAGGTTGAGAGATACATGATGGTCGCACCGGGTGGAAACGGGACGTTTGTGCCGGGCGACGACCGCGACAAGTACAGCGACGAGGAAGAACTGCCAAAGGATCTGATTAAGTCGATCATGGAGGCGTTCCTGAACTCTGCAATGGGACAGTATCTCGTTCAGAAGATGGAGGAAGACGGGCAGGCAGGATCTCCAAACCCGCTTGTCCATCAGGCACCACAGATGGCCGACATGCCAGCAGAAGATGGCAATCAGCCTGGCCAACCGGGAATGCCTGGACAAGACCCAACAGGACAACCCCAGCCGGGCGGGCTACCGCAAGACGCTGGTTCTAATATGGGTGCAGGTGCACCAGATTCAATGATGCCGCCGAAGCCGGATGCTGGCGGTCCACCGAACAAACCGCCATTTGATAAAGGATCAAACCCAATGGCCGACGAGAAAGAACAGTACTCCAAGTCAGCAGGGCTGCAGGCTCTGGAAGCACGACTCAACGCACTTGAAGCAGAGAATGCGAGCATGAAGGCTCAGCTTCTCGGATCTCAGCGATACGGCAAGTTGTCGAAGCTGAAGTCTGAAGGCTTCGAGTTCAACATGGAACGCTACATGAAGAAGGCTGAAGTTCAGACGGAAGACGAGTTCTCCGCTGATCTTCAGGACATCGAGAAGTACGCTCGCAAAAGCCCGTCCGCTGTCGCTGACTTCTCAGCAATCGCAGGTGTTGGCAAGCAGGGCGAACTGCCTGAAACCGGCAACGGCGTTGACGAACTGACCGCCGCTGACGTTGACGGCGTTATGAAATACGCACGCAAGCATGACGTTGACTACGTCACTGCCCGTGAACGGTACTGTGCAGACAAGAAAAGCGGCAAGAACACCGCTGGCTAGTTCTGTCTCACGGTGAGACAAAGAGCGTCTGTACACCAATTGAATACACCAGTGAAAGGATTCACTCATGTTCAAGGCATCTGCCAACATCAGCCCATCTCGTTTTGTTAAGCGGTCTGGCACCAACACTGTCGCAACCTGTGGAGCAGGCGAGCGAATGATTGGAATCTCTGGCGAGGCAAGCGGTTACGCCCCTCTGCCATCGCAAACTGAATACGCCGCAGCGTCCGGCGATCCTGTGACCATCTACATGGTTGGTGACGGGCTACAGGAAGACCGCCCGGTTCTTCTGATCATCGGATCTGGTGGCTGCACTCAGGGCGACCTGCTCAAGTCTGACGCATCTGGTGGTGGCGTGACAGCCAGCACAGACAAGGACTGCTACGGAGCACTTGCATTGGAATCAGGTTCCGCTGGCGAAGCAGTTCGCGTGCGACTCCTGTTCGGATACCTCGGAGCCTAATCTGCCCAGTTGAATGGGTTTTTCTGAAACAATTGTGAAAGGATTCACAACATGACCGCTGTTCTACCGGGTGGAAATAACACCTTCGTCCCATCGCATGAAGCGAGCGGGAAACTTGTCATCGACTACAGCCGCAACGTCAAGAAATTTGACGTCAACAAGTACACTCAGATCGTCAAAGCTCCCAAGAGCATTGGCTATTACCTGAAGTGCACGATTGATGAAGGCGGTCGAATCCTCGACGACACCGCCCTTGATGCACTGTGGAACGATGGCGACAACGCACCGGGTGGCCGAGACGGCACCTCGGAGCACGAGTACAAGGCATTCCAGACGGCTCGCCGTCAGTGGGCCTTCACGATCGGTGACAAGGCTGTCGATCAGGCAACTTGGGACGTCGTCGCACAGAACGCTCAGCGTAAGGCACAGCAGGCGATGACCGCCCGCACGATGCTGGCTCTGAACGCCATGCTGACGACTGGGAACCACATTTCCAGCCACGTCGTGGATATCTCCGCAGTGTCCGGCAACACCGGCACTTGGGCAGCTTCCACCAGCAACCGTCAGGACATCAAGCGCAGCCTGAACACGGCTCGCGAACTGATTCTGGACGACACGCTGGCGGCTGTCGACATCGACGACCTGTACCTGGTGATCAACTCCACTTTGGCCCGACAGTTGGCTGAGTGTCAGGAGATCGTCGAGTACATCAAGGGTTCTCCTGATGCACTGGCACAAGTTCGGGGTGATCTGCGAACGAGCAACCAGAACTCGTTCTACGGTCTGCCTTCTCAGTTGTACGGCTTGAACCTGATCGTTGAGAAGACACGCCGCGTGACATCACGCAAGCGAGCTACTTCAACGAAGTCTCAGGTTCTGCCAACCGCAACGCCGTTCATCTGTGCCCGTCCGGGTTCACTTGAAGGCACTTACGGTGCACCATCCTTCTCGTCTCTGACCTGCTTCATGTATGAAGAAATGACAGCAGAAACGAAGAAGGACAAGGACAACCGCCGAACATCTGGCCGCGTTGTTGAGGATTACGTTTACATCCTCACTGCTCCAGAAACTGCGGTTATGTTCCAGAACGCAGTGTAATCATCAGTCTTCGGACTGTTGCACGGTGGTCAGTCGGACGCCTCCCCGGCTGACCACCTTTTCATAAAGACACCGAGTTCTTTTGAAATCTGGAAGGGTGGTGATCCTTGTCTAATGTTGCTCTGAGCCACAAACCACAACGAACACCTCAGGACGAATCCTGATGCCGACCCCAACATACGTTACAGCAACTGATCTGATTGACACGTTCGATGAGCGTGACATCCAGCAACTTGTCGTCGATGACAATAGCGATGGATCAGCGGTCGACGTGTCTGATAATCAGCGTGTTGATAAAGCCTTGTGTGCTGCTGAAGGTGAGGTCATAGCGGCACTCAGGAAAGGCGGACGCTACGAGGCGGCACAGCTTGCAGCCTTGGAGGGATCTGACCTTGAGTGGTTCAAAAGAATCATCTGCGAGATCGCGATGGTTCACTTGTTTCGACGCCGGGCCACATCAAATCCGGACGTATTGCAATTCTACGAGAACATTCGCAAGGGCTGTATTAAAGACTTGCAGGACGGGAACTCCGTCATCACGGCTGATGAACCTGCGGCAACAAATGCCGGAGAAGTCAGCAGTGAAGGGCCGAGCATAGCCGAGTGGAACAATCTCAACCTCTGGCGTGATCGTGCTCATTACTTTCCAAGCCGACGATACCCATAAGGAAATACCCACATGACTGGTCTGTTTTGCCCATACGTGTCCGGCCCTGTGCTGGTAAAAATCAATCTTCGAGACACGAACGGTTTCGTCAATCTTGGATACACCACAGAAGGGGTTCAGATTGAAGAAGAGTTCTTCACTAACCCAATTCATTCCGATCAGTTCGGTGGAACTGCTGGCCCTCCTGTCGATCGGCAGTTCATGGGCAAGAAAGCCAAAATCAGTTTATCGCTGGTTGAATACAGCATTGCTGTTGTGAAGAAGATGAGAGAAGGTCAGGCGTCCACGAACTGGTCCACAGGGGCAGCCGGAACGCTGACGAACATCGGCGGGTTGCTGTCTTGCGGCAAACGTGCGTTTCAGATTCAGTTACTTGGTGCGGCAGACGTTGCCGCGACCGCTGCTGACGCCGGTGCGGTTACGATTGCAACGACACTGAACTATCCAAACTGCTGGTACTCCGGACCTGTCCGATTCCCGATTGGGTCAAAGAATACAGTCTGGGACTTCGATATCGAAGCCATGCCATTCACGACTGACACGAGCCAGTCTGGTGACGGCAAAACTTATCTGTTCCTTGAGAACAGTCACCTTGTGACAAACTTCGCGACCTACGCTGGTACTTCACAGTCTGTTGAAACATGATCAACCTGATACTTCGATGGTTGTTTAACCGCAACCGCTACGTGTTCAAATTCTGGAACGGCCATCGGACTGTTTACGCAGATCCGATGGTCCTCTGGAGATCACTGCAACAGCACGAAGATTTCCGTGAAGATGACTTCAAACTGATGAAGGTTGATGCACTTCGGGAGAAGATCATCGGCAAAGTCGCAGGCGTGACACGTAGCGTGTTCGGAGTTGGCACTGTCGAAGAACGCGGGCTGACTGAACTGGAGTGTCTTGACCTGCTCAAGTCATTCATAGCGTACTCTGGATTTCAAAAAAAAAGTGGCGAGGAGAATCAGTTCTCGCAGCCATCTACGGAGCCGACAGCCTTGGGCGACTCGACCTCAGAACAGAGCACGAACGACGATTCGGGATCTACCTGAACGCAGAGCAGGTTCAAGCCTGGCAGTCGATGGCAGTAGCACAGGGAATCGGGATCGTGTTCGGTGGACCCGGCAAAGATTTCTTCGATCAACTTTATGAGAACGAGG